AGCGTTTCTAATTACAACATCAAACTGATCACCATGAGTCACATAATAGATCTTACCATCAAGACCTACATGCACACAATCTTTGACCATAATAACAGGACCAAATTCATTGTCGCAATAATTACGCATAACGTCATCATGATTACCAGGGATATAAACTATCTCTGTACCTTTTCTGGCTCTACGAAGTAATTTCTGAATTACATCGTTATGGGACTGGGTCCATATCATTTTTCTTGACATAGACCAGCAATCAACAATATCACCAACGAGATATAACTTTTCACACTGAAATGTTTTCATGAAGTCAAGCAGTTTATCCGCTTGACTCATTCTTGTTCCAAGATGAATATCTGAAATGAATACTGTTCTATAAGAATTCATAGATAATCCTTGTAATCATTTTTCTTTTTTGTCTTCGTAATACTTTTCTACAATTTCAAATCTATCGGCTTTCAAGTCACCGACATACCAATTCATACCTTCAAGACGAGCAGTCTCTTCTTTGCTCACATTATTGAGAAGTTTAACATATGCGTCCATAGATACTTTTCTAAAACGTCTTTCTTTATAGAGCTTAACTAGTTCTACTCGGTCCTCTTCACTATGGGATATTCTCCACGAAGTAAAGAGAACCCATTGTTTAAACGTCACCCAACTATAATATAACCACTGTTTCATAATTTAATCCTCCTCTTCCTCTAGTTCTTCGATAGGATCTTCTTCGGCATCGGCTCCGCAGAAAGGACAGTAGACTGGCTCCAGTTTCTTTCCGCGCTTTTCGTAAACTACTGTGTATTCACATTCACCACAGGGGCAGGAAATTTCTTTCTCTGCCATGATTAGATCTCACACCCACCAGCCACACAAGCCAATTCTTGTGCTCCAGTGGTAGTGTCAGTCTTTTCATAATCTCGCAGTTTATTCCAGTCGATTGAATTAGGCATCTTAGCAGCGAACGCTTCGTATTCTTCCTTGGTGCAATCTTGATACGGCGCTTGCGCGTATACGTGATCGGAGAACGGAAGGAATGAAACACCAGACATCTTGTCGAAGTGCTTATAAACCCACGCACCAACGTCGAGCCACTCATGTTCCTTTACAGAAATAGTGACGGATGGCTTATGCTCACACCAGTGATCCTGATAAGTGACCCAGAGTTCCAGTTGCTCGATAGCAGACATATCTGTACGGAACACTGCATTCTCAGGAGCTTTCATTGGAAACGAGAACACATACACATTATTCGGACGCATCGCACAATCTTCAACTGGAACACCAGCGTCGATCATGAGAGCAGCCAGTGGATCTTTCTTATCAGCTCGAACGGTACGAATATAATAAGGATTGTGACGAGCATGAATACCACTAGCAGAATCACAAAGCTGAGAAACAGTGCCAGAAGGCTTAACACAGGTAATAGCAACAGATTGCGGAATGCCCAATTCCTTAGCAAACTTTGCATTCGTGGCGACTGCAATTTCACGAAGCTCTGCCAAGCGACCTTCAAGTCCTGGAAGCTTTCCATTTGTGAGTTCATTGTCCATAATTCCTGTCATAGATACACCAAGCAAACGTTCTTCTTCGCAGTTGCGTTTCCATGATGATGATAGATACTTAAAGTTGGTTAGAGTCGATTGCCAAGTGCCTAGGATAGTAGCGAAGTAGACCTTTTCCTTGAGCGTTTCCATGGAGTCCGTTTCACGAACAACCACTTCTGTTAGATTACAGAATTCCTTATCGCGTAGGATAATCTCGGAGCAAGGATTCGTACCAAATTCGTAGTTAGGATCACGACGACCATGCTTAATAACAGTGGTTTTCGCGCTCGCGCGATTGAAAATACCACGCTCACCAGACTTAGACTCATAGAGTGATTTCCACTCTTCCATGAACAAACCGATATCCGGCTTTTCTTTATAGACCGCAGAGTTATTAGCTAACGCCCTTTGCGATTGGTCCATCCACCACTGACCAGACTTGGCAACACGCATACGATCATCAGATAGGTCAGATAGAGAAATAAGAGCAGAGCGGCGTACACCGCCGACAACAACGATATCAGCGATTTTACAAACGATGTCATGACATTCCAATGTGTTAAGACGACGACCAGCAGCTTTCTTGAATACTTCAATACAGAACTTAAATAGCGCATCAAGAGGTTCTGGTCCTGATGCGCGACCACCAAAAGTCTTAAGAGGAGCGCCAGCCGGACGAATCTTACTCAAATCCCAACGCGGAATCTGCCCAACATAAAGCATTCCAATCAATTCTTTAAGAGCTTTAGCCCAACCAAGCTTGGAATCGGCAACCATGATAGTGGTGTCGGACTTATGGAAATCTTCAGAAACTAGAGGAAGCTGCTCAACGTCCTTTGATTCAACAGAAAATCCAACGCCTGTTCCATTCATGAGGATATAAAGAATCTCATCGAATGAACGTGGACTATTGACGGCAACATACGAGCAGTTATAAGCTGCGATGTTTTCGCGCTTGAGCGCTTCACCGGCAGTCATGACACAACGCATCGAAGGCATCACTTTCTGTGAAAGAACTGCATCTTCAAGTTCTCTGCGCAATCCAGAAATATCATAGCTATGATTTTCTTTCAAATGACCTTCGAAGAAATCAAAGAAACGACCTATAGTTTCTTGCCAACTTTCCCTACGACCCTCGCTCCATAGAAATCTTGAATATCTTGATAAGTGAATAAATTCTTGGTAAAGGGTTGGTAGAGAATTCGACATGGTTACTCCGTTTCTTATTTTAGATGTTCTTTATCGTTCGCAGACATTGCGTCATGCGTCAGCACTTTTTCCAGTCTCGGATTGCAAGCTTAAGAGCTAGACCCTTAAACGTGGATTTATTTAGCAGATACTCAACTTGCGAACTGTTGAGACCTGACATAATAGCATCATTAATATCTTTATATGTCCAAGACGAATTCCAGATAACCATTCCATGACCACGCGACACAAAAGATTCTACACGTTTTACGACTTGCTTATTTCTTGGTTGATTATCAAAAATTAACACGACTTCTTCACCAGCAACATTATATAGGGCTCGCGCGAAGTCTGTTCCGCCTGCTGCAATTGCGTTATCAAGGAACATACTATCGATAGGACCTTCTACAACATATATAGTTTTCCCGCGAGACAAACGATCTAAACCATAAATCAACGGATCATCAGTGATACGAATAGTTACATATCGTAATGACGAATTACCCATAGCGCGACCACTGACGCCAGTAAGCAAACCATCTTCACGACGAAATGGTATCACCAGACGCTCGTCAGAAACGATACGTCCTTCATATGCAGGATTGAGTTTTTCTAGCACCTTCATGTCGCGTGCGTAGTAAAGGTCGTTCCATCTTTCCTTGGGAATCTTGCGACCTTTGGCATATTCGACAGCACGGTGTGTTGCCGGAAGCTCATCAAGCCTAGGCAACATTTCGTCTAGAATTATTTTAAGACGCGGAGCTTCGGCCTTTGGGATAATGAAGTCGTCTGTTTTGCCAGCTTCGACTTTATCTTTATATGATTCTAATCTGTACGCTTTGGCCAGACCAGGATCAACGAGCTCAATAAGTTTACCAAGATTAGTACCGACATCGCAATTATGACACTTATATATTAGTCCGCCCGATTTCTCGAACAGATAGCCACGGGTTTTCAATTTGTTCTTTTGAGAATCTCCGCAGAACGGGCAACGGAAATTATAGACCCTCTCAGACTTCCGCTTGAACAGCAGAAGTTTGTGAGAAATCATGTTCGCATATTTATGATCAGTGATAGTAGACATAGGTTCATTATAATAAGTCCTAGGAAGGATGTCAAGATTTATTTCACTCGTTTTTTGTAATATTCTTTGTAGGCTGCGATGACGGCATTCTGATTCTGAATGTACTTACGCAGCTCGGCGATATTCAGGCTAAGATTCTGATAGCCTTCAGCTGTTAAGGCATAATAGACTACATCTTTACCTTCTAGCTCTTTAACTTTCTGTAGGAAATTTTCTGGCGTGATAACAGTCCATTTCATTTCCAATTGAACTGCTGGTGGTGTAGTGGGTAGGATAAGTTCGGCTCGTTCTACGAGCACAGGTTTATCCAATACCTTAACTGTTTCATTGCATCCTGTCAAGAAAAGGCTACAGAGTGCGGCTAGAGCTATTCTCATTTCGCGGTCTCCTTTTTTGGCGTCTTGATTTTTATAAGTTCAGGACATATATTATTCTGTATCTTACCAGATATTTCGTCAGCTGTCAAGCGCGAACCTGTGACAATTTCATTACAGCGCAGTGCATCTCGTGTACCGCGATTGATTCTCATTTCTGCTTCTGTTGGATTATTTTTTGCGATTCCATTGAATCGAGCAAACTTAGTACGAACATCATTAACTTCTTGCTGAGCAGTTTGGGCTATTTCAGATATCTTAGTATTGATATCTTTCATCTGCTCGATATCTTTTTGATTCTGCTCGAGAACCATTTTCTGTTGTTCTATTACGCCTTCCATTCTTTGCTGAACTTCGGCAGCTGCTTCTAGTTTTCCTTCTAGTGCTTGGATATAGAAATATCCTCCAGAAAATATTGAAAACAAAATAGCAGCGATAGCTATCTTAATACCTATACTCATAACTATGTCTCCTAAGGTTTCCATCCATAAATCGAACAATTAAACGCTATAGAAATTCTGTCTTCGTCGCTTTCATTAGGTTCGACGTAATGAGAAATTTGGGAAGGAAAAATAACGACTTTACCATTTACAGGTTTATGGCAAACTTTACAACTGTTTAATTCTGTGGGAGTTTTAACCGGAACAGCTCCAATAAGAAATGCGTCTAATTGATTTCTTTCGAATATTATGTTACCTGATTTATCATTAGTCTTAACGTAATACACACCAGAATATACAGAGTATGAATGCACATGAGGTTTATTTCTATCACCTTTTTTGTTTATATTGATCCAACAATTCATGATGATATCATTAGGTTTATGATAACCCATTTGTTCGAAACATGAATAAAAACATTCTTTTATCTTATATTCAAAGTTTCGTATTTTACTGTAATCAGCAAAGTCTTTTGACTGCCAACCACCCAAATTAGATTTATGTGCGCCTTCAGAATCTTTTTCGCGCATATTGTAGCAGAACTTTTCCAAGTGGGTATTATCTAAATCTAATACATCATACCAAATTGGAGTAGCAAACCAAGAACTAACTTTCATAACAAAATCCTTATATGACTATTAACTAGATCCGTCCGATCCATCTCCCATTGCGCTTGTGCGGCTTACTGCTTTAACACGTTTCTTAATTGCTTTATAATATACAGTTGCTTCATTTGTAGCCTTACGACGCACTATAGCTTTGAATATCATCGGTTGACCATACTTCTTAAGTTTGCCCGACATCCCTACTCTTGGTTGTTTCTTACTCCAATGAACGTCTGAAGTGCTAGTAGCAGGACCAGCATGATTGGCGGGACCACCTTCACCTTCTTCTTTGACAGTTCCGACTTTACTTTTAAGCCAGGCTTTCTTAACTGCTAAATTCAGAGTCTTTTGAGCGGCAACAGTTTTAGAAGGTTTGTGTAAACGAGCCTTATTAACTTTACCAACTAGTTCTGGTGATATTTCATTGAGCATTAGATTTTCCTTAGAACATCAACCACTCGCATGTCCATAATAACATCGCTTGATAAAATTGTTATGTTGCCGGTTCCTATATTTTCAATTCGCTCAGGCCAGTAATGTAGCAACATAAGAAATGGTTTGAGAATATGCAACTGATCATATAGTTTCAATACGAGCATGCGCGTTAGGGCTTTATGCTCGAACACATTATACAGCACCATCAAATGATTTAATATGAGTCTTTCTTTCAGCTCACCATGTTTTTCGTATCGCCCAAATAATCTACGAAGATTTTTAATTCTAGTTATGTCTTCATGAAATTCTTGTTCATCAACACATGGATTCATATAGTGGCGCGCAGCATATAGAAAAAAATTATTATCGTTCAAGTTGCCTTTCATTTTCTATTCACAGTTTAGTGTCCCAAAACCTTATAAAATGTGGTTATGAACGAAAATCCATAACCTAGTATGACACCTCCTCCAATAGCCATCCATATGTATCTTTGAATAGCAGTTATCTTATCATTTAAACACTGATAATGTTTATTGTGTTCTTCGCGAACTGCTTTTATTTCGGTTAATATCGTTTGGTCTTGATCGCGAATTGTATCATAAACGTCTTTGAGCTTTTGGTCCAATTCTTCTCGCCTTTTTTCTAGCTTTATTTCTACCGCTTCAGCTTGCTTTTCGTGTTGAGCGATTCGCGCTTCTTGATTAGAAATCATGCTTTTCAAGTCGCTTGATATATCAGTAAGTCTTACTATAGCAGATTCGATTCTTTCTAACTGATCTACCATTTTAATTACCCTTAG